GTTCTGTTACTAAAGGTGATATTTTCACTGCCGAGCTTGAGAAGGACGGGTGGCAAGGTACGACAGTGTTGCCGCCGAAAGAGGAGGATGCTTTCAGGAAGTGGTTTGTCCAGACGCCGTTTTATCGGGAGTTCCAGAAGGCTCGTGGTCAAGCACCTGACATGAACGATCCTGATTATGATTATCGTGGGCTTTGGAAATCTTACGGCGATGATGCTTTTGCCCGTAGTTCTGACGGAACGTATCATGGTTGGAGTAGGGCCAGAGGTAGCGGTAAGTGGTTAAAGAACCCGGCCACTCATCCGACTGCATGGAAAGAAGTTGCCATGTCCCTGCTGAACCCAAAGTTCTTGGCAGAGAGGCATGGTATTGTTAATAATGCACAGTTAGCGCAAGCTCTGGATGCCCCGGACTCAGATAGGGCGACATGGGCTAAAATTCTACAGCAAAGTCGTGCTTGGGAAGCTGGTCAAGCAGGGAGGTAATCTGGGACAAAAGTGGACATTGTGTCCAGTAGAGCTTGGAAAGGGAGTGTTATGGAATCTGGTGTAATAGCGAAGCGGATGCAGAAACTTGGTAAAAGACTTCACAAGACTATGGACAATTTGCCTGAGATGGTCGAGATTGATTCGAGTCTTTCCTCTATAGAGGTTCAGATTGACAGTGCATTGGCCTCGATTGAGGCGAGGGCGAAGGAAAAGTTGGCACAAAAACGGGTAGGGGAGACTCGTGTTGAGGCGGAGGCAAAGGCAGAGAAGGCGAAAAAGGCTGATGAAGAGGCGAGAAGGGCTGATTCGGAGGCCCGGGAAGCTGATTCCGAAGCCAAAGCCGCAGCCGAAGCAGTGAAAGAAGTTGAGACAGCGAAAGGAAAGTCTAATGCCTCAAGGAAAAGGAACGTACGGAAAGCAGGTGGGTCGTCCACCAAAGAAACCTAGGGCGAAAAAGAAATCCTCTTCTTCACGAGGGCGCAAGAAATGATCTCTGGCGTGGGACCATCCGGGCATAAGTCCAGTTTTTGCTCTGAGTTACATCCGAAGGATCTTGAGCGTCTGCGTAATGTTCTGAGAAGGATGTTCAAGGTGCGGACCAAACGGCATGAAATCTCTGAGTATGAACTGGATCGCTGGATAGAGAGCGTAGGTCCGAAGGTAAGGGAAAAAACCATCAAGCAAGCGGTTGATCGCAAGCTTGTAGACTAGGAAAATGGGCTATGATTTCAATTATAAGCCGGGCGGCGAAGTTCTTAAAAAGTTTCTTCTGGACGAGAGTTTCTTCCGTGGCATACGCGGTCCTGTTGGGAGTGGTACTTCCAGTGCGTGCTGTGTTGAGATATTCCGTAGGGGTAATCAACAGGCTGCTGGACCGGATGGGATACGTCGATCCCGATTCGCGGTAATCCGTAATACAAATCCCCAGTTACAGACAACAACGATAAAGACGTGGCTTGAGTGGTTTCCCGAGCGGATATTCGGGAAGTTTAACTGGTCTGTTCCCTATACTCATCGCATTAAATTGGGTGATGTCGAGATGGAAGTCATGTTTCTGGCTCTCGACAGGCCCGATGATGTGGATAAATTGCTGTCTCTGGACCTTACAGGTGTGTGGATTAACGAGGCACGGGAGATCAGCAAGGCAATTGTAGACGGTGCAACGATGCGTTGCGGCAGGTATCCGTCGATGAAGGACGGGGGGCCGACGTGGTACGGTGTTATTGCGGATACTAATGCTCCAAGTGATGATCATTGGTGGCCAATCATGGCGGGGGAGAGTCCTGTGCCGGAGTATATCCCACGAGAAGAGGCGTTAATGCTTCAAAAACCTGCGGACTGGATGTTTTATACGCAGCCAGCCGGGATGAAAGAGGTCATGGATAGTAGTGGGAAGGAGGTTGTGCGCTATGAACTGAGTGATAATGCGGAGAATGTTGGCAATTTACCGCCGGATTACTACCAGAAGGTCATTCTGGGGAAGACAAAAAGCTGGATTGATGTCTATGTAATGAACCGTCTGGGTACTATTGAGGATGGAAGGACGGTTTATCCGACATATAATGACGAGGTTCACGTTTCCAAAGACCCGTTGATGGTTATAGAGAACCTTCCTATTTATGTGGGCATGGATTTTGGGCTGACTCCGGCGGCTGTATTTGGTCAGCACATGCCTAACGGCAGGTGGCTTATTCTTCGTGAACTTGTCACCTATGACATGGGTACGGTTCGATTTGCCGAGGCGATCAGGGCAGAAATTTCCAGACATTTCCCCGGTCGCCAGCTTGACAAGTTTGAGTTTTATGGTGATCCGGCGGGTGATCAGAGGGCGCAGACAGACGAGAACACCCCATTTCGTATTTTGAAGGCGGAAGGTATTCTTGCCAGGCCTACCCACACTAATGATCCGGTGGTAAGGATCGAAGCTGTAGAAAGTGTTCTTAATCGTATGGTTGATGGTTTACCGGGGCTTCTTCTTGATCCTGCTTGCAAGACATTGCGTCAAGGTTTTCGATCTGGCTACCAGTACAGACGCTTGCAGACATCGGGCGAAGCCCGTTACGAAGAGAAACCGTTCAAGAATAAATTTTCTCATCCCCATGATGCGCTTCAATATATGATGGTAGGTGGGGGAGAGGGTAAAAAGCTGTTACATGGTGGCCATCAGATGAGGAGTTTTAATATTAAAGCGGAGGGAGGATTTTGGCAAAGGCAAAAGAAGAGTCGCCTCAGTCGAGGGCAATATGGTATATAGGTTTCCGACCTATAGGGCGTCCTCTGCCGTGGCCGTGGCGTTGGTTTATACGACCGGATTTTGCTCATGTAATGGCTTTTCGTTTTGATCCCCGTTTATCTGAATGGATCTTTGTTGAATGGTCGGGGATGACGGTATTTGTAGAGGTCTGGCCCGGTGAGAATATGGATGGTCTTTTTACATTATTAAAACATGAAGGGGCATTAATATCGTACGAAGCAGAGTCACATCTTAGTGAATGGAAGTTCCGAATGCCTTTTTATTGTGTATCTTGGGTAAAACATCTGTTAAGTTTGCGGGGGTGTGCCGCAGTAACGCCGTATCAATTATTTTGTGCATTGAAAAAACGTGGCGGAACGGTGATATTTGAAGATGGTCGGTCTACTATTGAATAGGAGGGTGGTATGGGATTCTTGAGCGGAGGAGGTAG